GATGTAAAAGTTATACATGAAAATTGGTGTACTTTATATGATAAATCTTGTACTTCTAGCTCACGAGATGTTACTGACCCTAATTGTTTGAAACGGCAAGCTGAAAAGCAAGCAAAGAATTATATAGAATCTAAGCTAAAAGAACTAAGAAGTAAGGATAAAAGAAAGACCTTACTATCTGAATTAGAAACTGTTTTAAGAGATGTAAAAAAATAAAAGGAGGTAACCGCTCATGCCACAATCGCTAAAAACACTAGGTCATACACCTAAAGTTGTTAGAATTAATGGTGATGACAATATGACAGTTATCTATAGAAATTTAGGTAATGGTCGCAGGGTTCCTTTTTTAATTGGAACTAGCGTAACTGTAGCATCTGGTAGCTATACTGCAGATATACTCAGCGGCGCAGAATTTCACGGCTATAAAATTTCTAGTGCTGTTGTTCAAGTAACACCTACAAATGATGTAGTTAGTGGAAGATATTGGATAGAGAAAGATAGTGCTACACCTAAGCTAGTACTTCATCAAGCTAATGCTGTAGATGATGCTACTTATGATATTTATGTATTCTTAGGGGATGCTGCTTTAAGTACTTTATATAGCGCTACATCTTCTAATCAAATTTGGAAGTAAATTATATATAAGATTAAGATTGTATGTAACAAGGTTAAGGACATGGTTTGTTTTATAAACTATTAAGAGATTGGTTGATATTGTATTTGGATTTAATTATAATTTTTAAGAAAAATTATTAGGGAGGTTTAACTTCATGGGTGATCAACTTAGTAATGACGTCACAAAAATTGTTGATGACATCTTTAAGAAAAAAGAAGAGTCTGAAATGATTAGTGCGACTGAAGAAGCTTTACAGAGATCAACCGACACTATTAATGAGTTAACTGAGTCTTTGGAGGCAAAAGACGAAGAACTTAATGGTAGGGAGTCGGAGATTTTGGGTTTTAATGAAAAAATCCAAACTCTTGAAGCTAGAATTACAGAATTGGAAGAAGAAAAGTCAACCTTTGAAGCAGAGAAAGCAACTTTTGAGACTGAAAAGTCTGGCATTATTACAAGAGCGGAAGAAGCTGAGTTAAAGATTGCAGAAATGGAAAAAGATAAGCTGGCTGAAATTAGACTTAATGCGTTAAAGGAAGCCGGTGTTGTTGCTGCTAATACTGAAGATCAAGCTTCTAAAGTTAGAGAAATGTCTGATGAAGATTTTTCATCTTATAAAGAAGAGCTTGTTGCTATAAGAGAAGCTATTGTTGCAGAATTGAAATTGTCTGAAAAAGTAACCACAGAGGGATCTGAAGAAGAGATCGTAGAGGTATCTGAAGAAGAAGCTGAAGAAGACGAAGAAGCTGCTGCTGATAGTGATCTTGCAATAAACACAATGAGTTCTGTTGCTGCTGCTTTTAATATGGAAGTCGTGCCTAATAAAGATATGATAGTTAAATATAAAGAATTAGGCAGTCAAATGGCTGAAAATATTAAGAAAGTTGGTAAATAATTTTTTAAAAATATGTTAAGGAGGAAATATAATTATGTTTATTCCTAGACATCCAGTTGTAGAAAATCAATTTTGTCAGTTTGCTACAACTAGTGGAACTGCTGGAATCGGTGGTGTAATAGCCTATGCTGGTGCAGTATGTTATCTTGTGAGCACTACTGCTCATCAGGACGCTGTTGTTAATATCTATGGTACAACTGCTCCTACTGATGCGGAAGAAAGAATGCCTTTCGGTTTCTTGATGCAGAAAGTTAAGTATGGATATCATAATGTGCATCCATCTGGTTTTATGATGCCTGGAGATCTTGGTTCTTCTGATGTTATTGCTCAACCATCTTATGATAGTAATGGCAATATAGATGGAACTAGACAAGCTCCAGTTGGTGTTGCACATTTAGGTATTTGGGATACAGTGCATTATGAAGTAGACACTAAATCTACTGATGCTATGCTTCCTGGAGAGCGTCTCTATGTTGCTGATGATGGAACTTCTAAAGTAACTAATGGCACAGCTCTTACTAATGTTACTGATGTAGTTGCTAGGGTTGTGAAAGGCGCAAGCGCAGCACAGGTTGCGGCTAATATGAACAATACTACACTTTATCTTATAAGGATTAAACTGTTGATATAATTAAAAAGTAAAAATGAATTATGGATTAATGCGTAAATAATTAAAGCGCATCCAAAATTATTTGATAGGAGGATAGTTAGGTTATGGATAGAAAAGAGATGCAAAAACTTTTCAAAGCTACTGCTGCTATCAATACCCCAGAAGGTATTGCAGCGTACAGAGCTTTTGCCGCTGCTCTAACTACTCCAATCCTTCAGAAACTTGAGCTAGATTCTATTATGCGAAGTTTATTCGCAGTAGAAAGATTAGGCCCGGGGGCCCAAGCGTCTTATCCGGTAGCAGAAGATTTCGAGATACCGGTTTGGGTACTTCCTGGTCTTGGTTAAGACATTGACCCTTATTGTGGTAACACAATAATGAAAATTTAACTGTAACGCTGGAAAATCTTGCTAGGCAGTTATTACTACTGAGGTAAAAATATGACTGATATGAGACAACCAGGTGGCAACCAACTATTTGATTTAGGATGGTTAATAGGAGTTATAAACAGTGACGGTTCCTATGTTTTATCTAAGCAATACCATTATAGAAGTGGGACACTTTATTTTTTTCCTTCTATAGATATATCTAATGATAATGAGGAGCTTGCTGCTAATTGTGTTAGGATTATAAAAGAATGGTTTAAAGTTGGAGCTTATATTTTACCTAAACCAAGAAAAACAGGTAAAATGGGATATCAAATATCTTTGAGGGGAGTTAAAAGATTGTATAAATCTTTGCCAACTATAGCCAAATATGAAATAGCAAAGAAAAAGCAGGCTGAATTATTATTGGAATATATTAATAATAGAGTGACAGTTAATCGTGGTACTCCTGTTACTGATAGGGATATAGCGATAGCAATTGAGCTTAGAAAATTGAACAGTAGTCACAATGATATATCTAAAGATATACCTAAACGTCTTAAGTAAATAGTTGAAGCCCCCAACGACTAAACGTTGAACATCCTATGTGGATGATGATATAGTCTGAACTATATGGAGACATATAGAGGGAAGATGAAGAGCTTCCCCGCCCGAAAAAATTCGGGTCATTAAAGTAACAGATTGATGTAGCTCAGAATTTTATTGAAGGTATTGGTGAGGAAGTATATGTTCCTACGTTTACGTTAGATGCTTCAGGAGACTGGAAAATTACGTATGCGAGGGATTCAAGAATTGATATTCCTCAAAGAGCTGCTGAGAAAGCTGCTAAAGCATTAGCTGATTATGAAGAAGAGTGTGGTTGGAGAATTATTCTTCCTGCTGCTACTTCCTCATTTTCTGGTAAGGGATTGCTTGGTTCACGTCCTGCACCAATTTATGAAATTAACCCTGCATCTACGGGTGCTGGTTATTTGTCGAAAGAACTTATTAACAAGATGATTGTTGGATTCAAGAGAATAGGTCGTACACTTACTGATCTTTATGTTTCTCCTGAAGACGCAGCTGATATTCGTGAGTGGACTGATACTGATATTGATCCAGTTACGCGGAGAGAAATTTTCCAGGCCGCTGGTATGGGAAGTATTTGGAATGTAACACTTCATGAGCTTCAGCATTTAGGTGCAACTGGTTTGTATAACATCAATAGTAATAGTTCAGAGTATGGTAAGTTTATAGCTGATGCTGGTGATTTATATAATCAGTACACTTTAGATAACGCTAATGTTACTAGTGCTGATGGCACAGTAAGTAGTCTTGGTGAAACTCAAATAATTGGTTTTGATCTTAGCGTTAATGATTCTCTTGTTATGCCTATTCGTAAAGACTACGAAGCACATGATGATCCAACTCTTCTTAGAGTCCAAAAACAAGGATTTTTTGGTTGGGAAGAAGTTGGATTTGCATGTCTGGATAGTAGAATGTTGGGTTTAGGTGTTATTGATAGATCGTTGTAATAGTAATTTCAAATAGTTATACCTACCACTAAAAAGTGGTAGGTATAATAAAAACATGGTTTTTTTGGATTATTTTTTCAGTTTTAGCCTAGCAAAATCTAAAAAATATTCTATAATATAAATATAGATAGATTTCGGAGGTTTTGCTGTGGTAGGATATAAACAAAAAAAATGTAATGTTTGTGGTGAGGTATTTATACCAGGCAGCCCTAATCAAAAATATTGTATAAATTGTAAAGATGCGGGTAGAAGGGTTGTTGATAAAATAAGAGATAAAAAAAGATATAGAAAAAAATATAATTATAAAGAATACACTAGATATTGTGAATCATGTGGTAAGAAATTTATTACTTATTATAGTAAAAAAAGATATTGTGGTTCTGAAAATTGTGAAAAAATAAGGTTACAGCGTAAAAATTATAAGATTCAAAATAGACGTAATAAAGAATCTGAACGTATTAGATCTAAAAGTTATTATAATAATAATGTAGAAACATGTAGATATAGATCTGCACTTAGATATAGAGAAAAACATAGCATAGATATTTTATATACTCCTAGAGAAGTTTTAAAACACACTATAAAAAGTGTTGGCGAATATGTAAATATGTTTGGTTATAAACTTATTTCTGAGATATATAAAGATAATAAGTCACATATATTATTAACGTGTCCAAATGGTCACAAATGGAAAACTAATTTTCATAATTTTAAGGATAATGGTGCTAGATGTTTACATTGTTATTTGGAGAATAATTATACATCTAAGCCAGAACAGAAATTAGTAGATTATTTTGTAGAGAATTATCCTGATACAAAATTTATTCATAATGATAGAACTCAAATACCTCCTTTAGAACTTGATTTATATTTTCCTGATTATAAACTTGGGATCGAAGTTTGTGGTTTATATTGGCATAGTGAAATTTCTGGCGGCAAAAAGAAAAGTTATCATTATGATAAAATGATCAAATGTTATGATAAAAATATTCGTCTGATTACTATTTTTGAAGATGAAATAAGAGATAAATTTGATGTAGTAATTTCAAGAATATTACAAGCTTTAAATTTGTCATCAAATAGAATATATGCTAGAAAATGTAAAGTTAAAGAAATAGATAATAAATTAGCTAATAAATTTTTTGAATTGTATCATGTTCAGGGTAGATCTCAGTTTAAGAAGTCGTGGGGTTTGTTTTATAAAGATGAGTTAGTGCAGGTTTTAACTGTAGGTTCTATTTCAAGAATGCATGCTGGTAAATTAAAATATAATCCTGATGCACGTATTTTAGAATTAAAAAGATTTGCTTCTTTATTAGGAGTAAGTGTTATTGGCGGGGCTGGGAAACTTTTTAGTCGCGCGAAAAAATATGCTTTAAATGAAGGTTTTACCCATATTAAATCTTATTGTGATACTCGTTACTCTAATCCTTTTAATCCTGTTTATGAAATATTAGGTTTTAAAAAAATTAGTTATACTAAATATACTCCCCATTATATTAAAGGGGGTATAAGATACCGTAACCAAGGATTAAGAAAAACACCGGAGGAACGTTTAACTGGTTTAACCGAATGGGAACTTAGACAGGCTCAGGGTTATGATAGAATCTGGGATACAGGGCACATAACTTATTTGTATGAAATAAGAAAAAAGTAAAAATATCTTTATTTATCTTTTTAAACTAGCCAAGGTTTTTTCACAAATTTTAAGAATTTCACGAATTGTATATGAATTAATAAACTATACGTCAGTATGGGGGTAAATTTTTGTGTAAGTATGTTATACATATAGTATAAATGTATTACCTTTATTGCTGGCGTTATTTTTTGCGGGGATGAAAATTTCCGGATAAGGAAATAAATAAAAATAAAATGGAGGAAAAGGTTATGAACGGTTATGTTAAAAATAAGACCTCTTTATGGAGGCATGCAATGAAAAGGGAGATAGGTCCAGGCAAGATAGTTAGTTTGGACGAGCTGTATGAGCAATATGGTGAGAAACATGATTTAAAAAAAGGTAAGCCTTTTGTTGAATGGCTTAAAGAAATTAAATTGAAGGATAATAATATATGGCAAGTTGTTTATAATGAAAGCAAAGAAAAAGTTGAAAATAAGGATGAATTAAATTCTAATACTGTTGAAGGGCTAGTTGTGCCACATGTTAAAAAAGAAGAAAATGTAGATGAAATTGCTAATTTGTCTGTTAGGACAGCTCGTGAAAAGTTGCCAAAAATGACTGATTTGAAACTTTTGAAATATGCGCTTCAGACAGCTAATCAATTAGCAAATAAAGATACGTTGTGTAGAATGTTTAGAAAAAGAATTAGTGAATTAGAACTTTCTAGAAGATAATTTTTATTAGTCGACAAAAATTTTTGTCGACTATTAAAATAATTATAAATAAAAAATAGGGGTGTAATAAAATGGGATATAATGATTTTGGTAATCCAAGAACTACATCTGCTCCATATGAAATTGATGATAAAATAGGGAGGAGTGATAGTATAGATATAGTTAAATTTAGTATAGTTACCGTATCTTCTGGATCTGCGTCACTTTTACCTACTTCTCCTTTGGGTAGAAGAAATTTTATAAGAATTAAAAATTTAGATAATGCTAATAGTATTTATTTACTATATAATGCTGATGATTCATATGCTACTGAAGGGTATGAAGTTCCATACGGAGAAGAATGGGAAGAAAATACTGATGCACCGTTATATGCTATTAGTACAGTCTCTGGAACAGTGAGTGTCCAGGTATATGAAAGAGCAGCTAGATTTAATTATAAATAAAGAGAGAGTAAAAAATAAATGATAAAATTAACAATATTAGTAAGTGATATAGATACTGTTATTCCTACTTTTACACATATAAGATTATATACATCAGATTCAGAAACTGGAACTTATACACATTTAGCTTATGTGCTTTTAGTAGCTGGTAAATCTACTTATTATTATGATCATGTAGATGGTACAGAGGACACATGGTATAAGTCGTCTTATTATAATATGGATTCTGGTTTGGAAAGTTCTTTGTCTGATGCTGTTCAAGGGGTGAGCGCAGAGTTATATCATTACCCTACTTATCCAGCTGAGATAGATTTCGATGTTTCAGAAAAAACTATAATAAGAAAAATTAGACGGCTTATAGGCGATCTAAAAGATTTAGAAAGAATTTATATGACAGACACTAGTGACGAACTTACTTATCTAATTCAAAACGATAGTAAGACCATTGAGCTTGATGGAAATAGGGGATGGCCAGTTTATGTTACTTTAGCTGGAGTTGAAAAAATTACTACTTCTGATCCTGTTGTACAGGGGTATAGATGGGCAACTTTCAGTGGAACATTGGGAGATGATAGTTATCCTATTGATATTTGGTATTATAATTTTGAATTTAGTGATAGAGAGATAATAACAGCTTATAATGACGCACAAATGCCACCATTTATAACGAGTTTGACGGTAAATCAGGATATGCTGATATTACAAAGCGCGATTGATTTGCTCGAATCGCAGACGGCTAATGACATGATTGAGAATGGTGCTATGGTTAGGGATGATCAAAGCGTTTATGACCCAACTGGATCATTTGTAGAGAGAAGTAATCTTATAAACAGACTACGAAAACAGCTAGACGCTCTAGTTCGGCAATACCAGTTTTCAAATATTAGCGGAATATTAATCGATTAAAAAAGGAAAATTTTAATGGCTAAAAGATTGACATACGAGTTTGTGAAAGAACAGTTTGAAAAAGAAGGATATGAATTATTAAGTAAAGAATATGCGAATGCTCATAATAAATTAGAATATATATGTCCAGAAGGCCATAGAGGTAGTATATCTTGGGGCAACTGGCAACAAAGAAGAAGATGTTTATATTGTGCTGGTAAGATTAAAAAAACCATAGAATTTATTAGATCAGAATTTGCTAAGGAAGGGTATGTTTTATTAACCACTGAATATATAAATTGTGATCAAAAATTGGAATATATTTGTCCTAATGGCCATAATAGTAATAGTAGATGGCATGATTGGCATCGTGGGATAAGGTGCTCTTATTGTTACGGAAATGCTAAGCTAACTATAGAATTTATTAGATCTGAGTTTGCTGAAGAAAATTATCTACTTTTAACTAAGAAATATATAAACAGCATTCAAAAGTTAGTTTATATATGTCCTAAAGGCCATAAAAATAGTATTAGGTGGGGCGATTGGCAACGGGGTATAAGATGCCCTTATTGTGCTGGAAATGTTAAATTAACGATAGAATTCGTCAGATCTGAATTCGCTAGAGAGGGATATAAACTTCTAACTACAGAGTATAAAAATTCTCATCAAAAGTTAGAATATGTTTGTTTTAGGGGGCATAAAAATGGTATTAAGTGGTATAGTTGGCAAGCTGGACATAGGTGCCCTTATTGTGTTGGTAAAATATCCAAAGGAGAAGTAGAAGTAAGAAACTTTATCGAATCATTAGGAGTTAAAGTTTTGTCAAACGACAGAAGCCAAATATTTAATCCAGAAACTGGAAACGGTTTAGAATTGGATATTTTTATGCCAGACTTCAACAAAGCTGTAGAATATAATGGTGAATACTGGCATCAGGATGAGGATAGAGATTTATTTAAGCAAGAATTGTGTAAATCAAAAGATATAGATTTGTTAATTATTTGGGATAAAGAATGGTTTAATAACAGTATAAAATGTAAAGATAAAATAATAAAATTTGTGTTTTAATAAATAATCAAAGAGTTAGAGCTAAAAGAAATAATTTATTTTCCCGCGAAAGAATTTAATAAATCAGTATAAGTATGTTGTTAGCTAATTACTAATAAATTAAATGGAGTAATGCATAATATATGGGTGTGATAATAACTAGAAATCAAGGCAGTGGAACTTCTGGTACTTCTGGTGTAGCTGGTACTTCAGGATCTTCAGGTAGCTCAGGTACTTCTGGCTTAAATGGTAGCTCAGGAACTTCAGGCTCATCAGGTAGCTCAGGAATTTCAGGGCCATCTGGTAGCTCAGGAACTTCTGGGTCTTCAGGCAGCTCAGGCACTTCTGGTTTAGCTGGTACTTCAGGTACTTCTGGCATAGCAGGTACTTCAGGATCTTCAGGAACTTCTGGTGCATATGGTACCTCTGGCTCATCAGGAACCTCTGGAATAGACGGCACTTCTGGTAGCTCGGGAACCTCTGGAATAGATGGATCTTCAGGCAGCTCAGGCACTTCTGGTATAGACGGCACATCTGGTAGCTCAGGCACTTCTGGTGAAGCAGGTACTTCTGGAACCAGTGGAAGTTCAGGTACTTCAGCATTAGGAGTTACAAGCGGCACATCTGGATCATCAGGTACTTCTGGTGTAGCTGGCACTTCAGGATCTTCAGGAACCTCTGGTATAGATGGCACTTCTGGTAGCTCAGGAACTTCAGGTGATGCTGGCACTTCTGGCTCATCAGGAACTTCTGGAATTCAAGGTGATGCTGGCACTTCAGGATCTTCAGGAACCTCTGGTATAGACGGCACCTCTGGTAGTTCAGGTACTTCTGGAGATGACGGTACTTCAGGTAGCTCAGGCACATCTGGAATAGACGGTACTTCTGGATCAAGTGGAACTTCTGGTGCAGATGGAACTTCGGGGAGTTCAGGTACTTCTGGAGTTCAAGGTGATGCTGGCACTTCAGGTAGCTCAGGAACTTCTGGTATAGACGGAACTTCAGGCTCATCAGGTACTTCTGGAGTTCAAGGTGATGCTGGTACTTCAGGTAGCTCAGGAACTTCTGGTATAGATGGTACTTCAGGCTCTTCAGGTACTTCTGGAGTTCAAGGTGATGCTGGCACTTCAGGTAGCTCAGGAACTTCTGGTATAGACGGAACTTCAGGCTCATCAGGTACTTCTGGTGTAGGTGGAGGTCTTACTTGGAGTGTAATAAGCACTAATACTAGTGCTGTAAAGGACAATGGATATCTTATAGACGCGAGTGGTGGAAATGTTACACTTACATT